AATGTTGTCGTCACACATACAGATTTTCCCTCTTCGGTTTTACCAAATATACTGATGTGATGTTCACCTTCAACATCCCGTGCCTCCCATGTCAACACTTGGAATACTACCATATGTATACTATGAGCCAAAATTTTAATATCATTTATTAATAAATGTCAGCTGCTTTAATTGAACTCGTATCTGTTGGAGCCCAGGATGTATTCATCACTGGTGATCCAGAGGTCAGTTTTTTTCGTCAAAGTTACAAGCGCCATACGAACTTCGCCATGAAGCCCGAGCGTATGGATTTCATCGGTACCTTCGGTGCTAATAATGAAATTACTATTCCTATTCGTTCTAAGGGTGACCTCATGAGTTATATCTGGATCGAGGCTACCAATATCGCGAGTGTACAAAACAACACCGCCGGTCTCTTTTCTCAGAATGCATCTAACCCAACCGAATTCAGTCTTTATATTGGTGGTCAAAAGGTCTCCCAACTCGATTCACTCTTCATTCAGGGTGTACACAATCCCCTGTTACGTGACAGTGCGGCCAAGGCTTCTTACGCTGTAACCACTAATAACAAGAAGGCTAATCATGGTGGTGACCATTATATCATTCCTTTCTTCTTTGGTGAGGATTACACCAAGTCTCTCCCATTAGTGGGTCTCCAGTATCATGACGTCGAGATACGTATTAAATGCAGGGATGGATTTACCCCCGGTTCTACTCCTAAGGTTTGGGGCAACTATGTGTATTTAGACACTGATGAGCGCAAATTCTTCACCGACAACGAACACGAACTTCTCTTTACACAGACCCAATACCAGCTCGCCACTAACACCGATAGTGAGATAGACCTCACCTTTTTTAACCATCCCGTAAAGTCCATCCACCTTGTATCCGGTAAGGCGACTGGTAATGACTGGGATTCGGAGTATACTTTCTCCAGTTCTACACTTTACATCAACGGTACCCCTCTTTTCGAGGATACCTCCCCAGTCTATCACCACACCGTCGTCCCTGAGATGCACAGTAGTGACCTCCCAGATGACATTCTCGAGGATCTTCCCACTTTCACTTGGCCATTCTGTCTGGGTTTAAGCAAGTCTAACCCCACGGGAACTCTAAACTTTTCTCGAATTGATAACGCTAAACTTTCAATTTCCGGTCCATCCGGTGGTAACGCTCTCCATCGTGTGTATGCCGTAAATTATAACATTCTCAGGATAAAACAGGGTATGGGTGGTGTTGCGTTTGGTAACTAACCAAGGCCTAAGTGAGCCGCACACAATATAAAAAGTAAGTTCAAAACATCCAAGATGGTGAAAACGAAAACTCCAACTCTTGATTCTGTTCGCAAGGTGAAATCTGGTGTCACCGAACTTGTATTGCAGAATCAAAAGTTGAAAAAGAAGTGTAGAAAACTGAAAAAAAAAGTTGCTAAACTTGAAACGACTTCAAAAACAACATCTCGTAATGACTTGACGAAAAAACGTCCCTTTTATTTCACGCCGGATGACACTCTTTTATTTCCTGCGACCGGCGTGAAAAAGTCGACACCTTATCAACAAAATATTTGGAAATACATCATATGGATGGGCATCAAGCTTGATATTCGTGACGGAGGGTGCGTCCCTCAGGGGCGTTTCTCGAAATTTATCAACAATATCCCCCCCGCGCTCATGTCCAGGCACGCAAAAAGTATCGCAGCAGGATTATTACATTCAAGTGTTAAACCTGAACTGAACAAGAGAGTCATGCAAGAGAAGATTGGTGTTTCTGTACCCACAATTAGTCAAATTTCTAGAATTATTAACCTTATTTAATAAACAATCTATCAAGTCTCAGTTTTTCTTTATTCATGAAAACCGTGAGTTGTATAACTTCACCTTCCAAATTTACCAATCCATGAGTTGACTTTTGATACTTTGATATTTGGTCAACCCTAACGAGATCCACAGGTGACATCTTTGTCTTTGGTACCTTACTGTGATAGACAGCAAGAACTGCAGCATCCCTTTTCGTCTCTCTAGGTAGTTGGTCTCCTTCGTAGCACACTACAACATGTGCACCTGGACAGCCAGCTACATGCATCCACCAGTGTTTAGGGTCACTCGTCATTGTCAATTGGTCATTTTCTTTTGCACTCTGACCAACTTGGATTTTGATACCGTCATGAGACGTATATTCAAGCATATTTTTTTATCGTATTAATTCCTTATATGATATCATAATGCACGTAGTCCTACAACCCAGTCCTTCTATTACACATAAATATAGGGTCACCTTACCAAATAAACGAAGTATTGATTTTGGTGAAAGGGATTTTCAGCACTACCCAGACCATTGTAACCCACGACTCATGCGAGCACATCTTATTAGGAAAGGTGCTATCATTCCTAAGAAGCTGCGAATAGAGACAAACCCGTATGAGATACAGAAAGAAATGTTGAAAATTAGGGAAAGTTCTAAAGAAGATTGGGAAGATTTCTTCCGGGCCGAATATTGGGAGAGGTGGATACTATGGTCTTACCCGAATGTAAACAAAGCCAAATTATCTATGACTATGAGTCATGGTATACTTTTCATGCCCAGAGCTGAGGATTTATGGTTCTGTAAAGGTGAGTTTACTGACCAGTAGACCCAAAGCCCCCCTCACCCCTGAGTGTCTCATCGAGTAGACCAATTTCCTTAATCATTGGTGTATCACACCTTTCCAAAATAAGTTGAGCGATACGATCACCCTTCTTGATTTCAAAGTCTTCCGTGCCATGATTAAATAGGACGACCTTGACTTCACCGGTATAATCGGGATCAATAACACCCGCACCAACATTGATGCAGTGCTTCACAGCTAGACCAGAACGAGGGGCTACACGTCCGTATAGACCATCAGGAATAGACAGTGCAATACCAGTCCCGACTAAAGCTCGCCCCGCTTGACACGGTACAGTCGCATCTTCGGAGCTATATAAATCATATCCCACAGCACCATCAGAACCACGAGTAGGCAGACGAGCATCAAATGAAAGCTTCTTGACTCCGAGGGGCATCTATTTTTATTATAACTCAAATCCTTAAGCTTTCACGAACTTCTTTTTTTCGTCATCCGTAAGCTCTCGCCACATCTCACCTAATTTCGACCCAATTTCGGTGAACGAAAGATCGGGAAAATCCTTCACAATCTTGGGTCGTGTCTTCTTCACAAAGTTCATGTACGCATTAGGCTTACGTTTGGGCTTTTCCTTTTCCTTTTCCTTGGCACCACCACGGAGACGAAGTACGAGATGAAGTGTAGACTCCTTTTGAATATTGTAATCAGCTAGGGTGCGTCCATCCTCGAGTTGCTTCCCAGCGAAGATGAGTCGCTGCTGGTCGGGGGGAATTCCTTCCTTATCTTGAATCTTAGCCTTGATATTATCGATTGTATCAGAGGATTCAACCTCAAGAGTTATAGTTTTTCCGGTAAGTGTTTTCACGAATATTTGCATACTACTTGTATCATATATTTAAATCTTAAAGTATAATAATACAATGACTGCCGTACCAATGTTAGCCGGTGTTGGCATTATGATGGTGTGTTGTTCATCCTCCAGTGTAGCTTCTCTATTGATGGGTGGTGAAGAGAAGAAAGTACCAGACGGAAATGACGCAGCCGGTGAGGCACAAGCCACCGCTGATGAGGCACAAGCCACCGCTGATGAGGCACAAGCCGCCGCTGATACAGTTGCCGCAGATCCTAATTCGACCCCAGATGAAGTGGCTGCCGCTAAGACTAAAGCCAAGGCTGCGGCTGATAAGGCTGAGGCTGACGCCAAGGCTGCCGCCAAGGCTGCCACGGAAGCGGAAGCGGAAAGGGTACGTTTAGCTAATATGACATTCCGTCAGAAAGTTATAGACGGCCAGTATCCCACTTTTGCAGGATGTTGGGCAGCCGGATCCCTCGAGGGTAGAGAATTTGCTTGTTGTGAAAACGTTGGTACTCCTTACCCCGAACGGTCTGATGGTGCGGGTTATATCTATTGCCAAGATAATACCTAAACTTCCTTCAAAGCGGGGTTCCTCTTCGAAAAAGTGAGTGCACAAATACCACAACTGAAAATATTTATGAAATACTGACACCCAAGAACGTGTAATTTCGTATACATACTCTCACGTGCATACAGTACCCATAGTAACAACGTCATACAGGTTTCATAACCAGCTCGAATGATTACATTAGATGCATGGTACATCTGGTCTATCGTTGGGTACAAATAACTGTCTCTAGGGGTAAGTCTTCGAATGGTTAATAAAGATGTATCAATTTCAACTAGACCTGCGAAACTAAGTATAAAAGCCTCCTCGGGGTGCATAAGAGGTCTAAGAAGAGCTAGAAGACATACTAAATGATGAAGTATGATTAAATTTCTAAGAGTGTGTATAACTTTCGGCTGAAGAATTATCCACATGAGATCATACGACATGTACGTAGTGAGAGCATGTGTTAGAAACATGGGGTACACTTTATAACTAAAAAATACATCAGCCACACATAATGCTGAGAATGGTGCGAGAAACAGTAAAGACGCCACATCATGAATAACGACAGCACGACGGTCGTTATTCATTTTGTGATTAGACAATATTCTTTTTAATCAAGTTGCACTCAAAGGGTTTCGAACCCCTGACCTCAAGCTTACTAAGCTTGCGCTCTACCACTGAGCTATGAGTGCGATAT